GTAGTTAAATCTAAGTTTGATGATTCATATCCATTAGAAGCATATATTGATAACTTTGATGGTTATGCAGATAATCCGACATTATTATCTAAGTTTGGTATTGAACAGACGAATGAAGTGACTCTTGTTATTTCTAGAGAAAGATGGGAAACATATATTCAACCATTAATTAAAAACGAATCTAATGTAAAGTTAACAACCCGTCCTAAAGAAGGGGATTTGGTTTATTTTCCATTAGGTGATCGTTTATTTGAAATCAAGTATGTAGAGCATGAGAAACCATTTTATCAACTTCAGAAAACTTATGTATATACTCTGAAGTGTGAACTATTCCGTTATGAAGATGAGATTATTGATACTGGAGTTTCTGAGATAGATGATGTTCTTACAGGTGATGAAGCAGATGGAACTTCAGAAGATGGTATCTCCACACTTCTTGGATCATCTCAAACTCTTACCCTTGTAGGAACTGGAGCAACTGCCACTGCTGAAATTGGATTCAATACTGAAGGATCTATTAGGTTAATTAGTCTCAGTAATAGGGGTGGTGGATATACTGCTGTTCCAACTATAGGTGTCAGTTCTGCTCCTGTTGGAGGCGTGACTGGTATTCTTACTGCTACTATGATTAGTGGTATTAATGTATGTAATTTAAATATTAGTGATAATCAAAAATCTGTTCAACAAGTTGTTATTACAAATCCAGGTGCTGGATATACTCTTGCACCTGTACTCCAAGTAACTGGTGGAGGGGGTTCAGGTGCTGCTGGAACCGTCTTTATAGGTGATGGGGCAGTTGGTATCGTTACACTTACTGATGCAGGTTCTGGATATACTACAGCACCTACTGTAACTATTAGTGGACCAGGCGCAGGAGGCACTACAGCAACTGCTGAAGCAGTCGTAAGTTCTGCTGGAACTATCTCAGCAATTCATATTACAAATGCTGGTTCTGCTTACACCTCAAGTCCAACAATTACGATTGGTAATCCTTCACTCAATAATAGTGGCAACTTTAAGTTTAATGAAATTGTTACTGGATCTATTACAGGTGAAACAGCAAGAGTCAGAACATGGAATGCTACTACAAATGTTTTAGAGGTAGCAAATGTATCTGGAATGTTTAGTATTGGAGAGAATCTAACTGGTGGAACTTCTGGTGCTGTTCATGCATTAAGGGTTGTAAGTGAAGATCCACCAGAAGATGGATTTGCTGATAATGTTAATATAGAATCTGCTGCAGATGATATTTTAGATTTTAGTGAACAGAACCCATTTGGAATTCCATAAATATAAGATACTAGGACTCTAAAAAATGTTTGAATATTTTTATAACGAAATCTTGAGGAGAACCATTATTGGTTTTGGTACTCTATTCAATAGTATATCAATTAAACAAGATGGTTCGCCATTGAGAGTTCCTCTTGCTTATGGACCTACTCAAAAGTTTTTAGCAAGATTAAATCAATCACCTGATCTTAATAAAGCCACATCTTTGTCTTTACCAAGGATGTCTTTTGAGTTTACTGGATTAACTTATGATCCTTCTAGAAAAGTTACTACTACTCAAAAGATAGTAGTTCAAAATCCAGATTCAGATACTCCTGATGAGAAGAAAGTTTATATGCCTGTCCCATATAACATGCAATTTGAACTTGCTGTTATGTGTAAATTAAATGATGATGCATTACAGATAGTAGAACAGATATTACCATATTTCCAACCATCATATAACCTTTCAGTAAACTTAGTTGGTTCTATAAAAGAGAAAAGAGATATTCCTATAGTTCTTGAAAACATTACTATGCAGGATGATTATGAGGGAGACTTTGAATCAAGAAGAGTTCTTATGTATACTCTAAGATTCACTGCTAAGACATACCTCTTTGGTCCTGTTGCAGATGCTTCCAAGGATATTATTACCAAGTCTACAGTCAACTATCTTACTGGTACAGATACATCCAACGCACAACGCAACCTCACATACTCTGTTGTTCCTAGAGCAATCCAGAACTATGATGGAACAGTCCTTACTAACTTGGCAGAGGACATAACCAAAACACAAACTGTTATTGCACTTAATGATGTGACTAATGTTGATGCATCTTCTGGATCTACAAGTGTATATCTAGATATTGGTGGTGAGGAAGTTTATGTTAAATCTAAGGATACTGATAGTAATAAGATTACTGTTAAGAGAGGACAGGATGGTACAACCAAACTTGCCCATATAAGAGGTACTGAAGTTAAATCTATTACTTCTACTGATAATGCATTAGTAGAGGAAGGAGATGACTTTGGATTTAGTGGAACTTCTACTTGGAATGGATAAATGAAAAATAATTTAGATGATGCTTTTAATATTACACCTACTGAAGTTGAAGTAGATCAGACTGAAGTTAAAGAACCTGTAGGGATACAAAAACCCGATAGACTTACTAAAAATGATATTGAAAAAGACTATGAGTATACTCGTGGAAATCTTTATAGTATTATAGAAAAGGGTCAGGAAGCAATTAATGGTATTCTTGAACTTGCACAGGATAGTGAAATGCCAAGGGCATATGAGGTTGCAGGTCAGTTAATTAAGAGTGTTTCTGATGCGACTGATAAGTTGATGGATCTTCAGAAGAAAGTTAAGGATGTTAATGAAGATACTCCACAAAAAGGACCAAATACAGTAAATAATGCACTCTTTGTTGGTTCAACAGCAGAACTTGCAAAGCTTCTAAAAAATGGAGCAAAGCAAGAAGATAAATAAACTTACGGGGAGAGAAATCCCAAAGTATTATTTACTAATAAAATGCCTGACGATAAGCTACCGTCCATAAATGATTGGGATGATTCAAAAGAATTACCTTCAGTTGATGATTTTCTAAAAGAAGAAGTAGAAGAAGAATTACCTTCTGTAGAAGATTATATTGAAGAAGAGGAAGTAAAGGAAGAAGATACAGTTACAATTGAAGATGCAAACGGTGATCCATTTTTAGAAGTCACCGATGTAATAAAAGCACCCGAATGGTCTGAATTAGTTCGGATGGTTAATGATGTCAGGGAAAGTATTCCTGATATTCCAGAAGTAAAATATTATGATGAGGAATTAAAGCAACTTGCAGAGCATATTGAGCAAGTAAAAGATAATATTCCCGAAGTTAAAGATTATGATCCAACAGTAGAAGCAATAACTGAACAAATAGATCTTTTAAGAACATCTGTAAAGGATCTTCCTGAAGTAAAATATTATGATGAACAGATTGATAGTATTGAAGATAAAATAGATCTTATTCAACAAGAAGTAACCAATCTTCCAGAACCTAAGTATTACGAAACAGATCTTCAATCAATCAAAGAAGAGGTTGAAAAGGTAAGATCAGAAATCCCAGTATTTCCTAAGTGGGTAAATGAGGTAAATGAAGTTCCTGATTTTTCTTGGATCGGGAAGACTTTTGGTGTAATAGATGATGATTTTATTAAAGTTGGTGATAATATAAAGGGTATTAGGGATAGAATAGATCAAGAAGTTGCAGAGATTTCTGAAAACTTTGATTTAAAAGATTTTGAAAATAAAGTTGAGTTTGAAAAAGCACAGAATAATCTTAAAGAAACAAAGGATAAAATTTATGAAGAATTAAAAGAAACTGCTATTAAGATTTGGGATCTTCATAATGGATATAAGGATGATGACAGAAAACTCAAGAAGAATATTTTAAGTCAATATAATAAATTAAATCAAAATATTCAAAAACAACTTAAAGAATCTGAAAATAAAAATTATGAATCTAATAAAGTTTTTGAAAATTACTTAGGTGGTTTAAAAGAAGAAATTGAGAATCTTCCTAAACCAAAATATTATGATGAGAATATTAGAGATTTAAGAAAGGATGTAAAGAAGGATATATCTAAACTTAGCACTAAGTTTGAAGATACTTCTACAAATATTACTGAATTATATAAACTTGTTGGTGATATAAAAAATGAACAGAAAGAGTTATTAGAAATATATAATGATCGACCAATAGCCCCTGATCCTGATGAAAAACAGGGGGATGATCCTCTTACACCTACAGGACAAAAGTTTGCAACTTTAAAGGATCTAGCAGCAAATTATAGGTTGTTTGTTAATAGGGTTGAACAGCAATTATATACTATCGGTGGCGGTGGTGCAGGATTTATTAAAGACCTTGATGATGTTAATATTGCTGGATTAGCAGATGGTGATAGTTTATTATGGAATGCATCAACTAGCAAATGGGATGTTGGATCTGGAGGTGCTGGAGTTGGTGGAACTTGGGCATCTAATGCTGTTGGTGTTCATACTATTAGAAATGTAGGTATTGCAACTACTGCAAGATCAGCATATAACTTGTATGTTGGTAGTGGAACTACAACAGATACAGTTGCATACTTTGATGGGCATATTTCTGTTGCTGGATCTATTTTCAGTAGAGAAGTAGTAGAAATAGAATCTATTGGTATTATTACTGCTAGATCTGATCTACATGT